ATATCAAGATCAAGTTTAAGTGTCATTACTGAATTACTCTATATAAATCCAAAATACGACGAATGTGTGGAGGAAAGTTGCTAGAAAGAGAGTAGTTTTCACCACGCTCACCCTCAAATGAGAAACCTTTTTTCTCTTGATCTTGTTTGTAAACAATTTTAATCATATCAAGAGTTGCCATTTGAAGATCTTGAGGGATATCACTAGCTTCATAACCTGCTCTATAATCGACCTTAACACCAGAAGGGAAAGGTTTGAAAGAAGGAGGGCCTGAAAGTGTTAGTGCTGGATAAGAGTTACGAATCGTGGGATAAGTACCTCTAATTCCTACAGCACCTACATCACGGGTTACTTCACCCATGTCCCGAGAAAAATTAAATTCATTTGTTTCTGAATGAACGTCTTTAACCTCAGTATCACCATTTTTGCCGTCAAAATGCACTAACATAACCGTATCATCATCTGGTCTAAATCTTTGTGTCGGAGGCGTAAAGTCAGCTGTATATCTTGCTTTATCTGATACACGTAATTCATCAATATAGCCTTTAAATGTAGTGCCTATTTCTACATTTGACGTAAAGGTGTGATTTGACACAGCGTAAACATTTGAAGAATCAGAAATCACATTACCATTGTAAAAGAGGTGTAATTTTTCAGTAGTCAGATCTCTTGAAACAGCGACGTGCGCCCACCTACGTTTAGCAAACTGTTGTGATTCGATTAAAACGTTAGGAGCAGTAACAACATTAGAGGCTCCTAAAATGTTTGATTCAAATGCTAAACAATTTGCGTTTGATAATCTAAATTGCATATAATTTGACGCGTCTGTATTAATTGCAAATAAGACATTATCTTGTATAGTCTCTTCGTCAACACGAATAAACATCTCGATGGTAAAATCACCCTCTTCAAATTTTAGCTGATCTGGTACAGTAGCGGAAGAGACTAAATCAGAGATTGAAAGCTCTAGGGAAGATTTTCCAAATCTTTTAATTCGTGAATTTATGTGAGCGTCATTTTTAAAGGAAAGTGGTAGATCATCTGTGTCGGTTATAACAGGAGTTCCGATAGTTGTAGGATCTGATAAAGTAACATGAGAAACCCCATCAAACTCTGTAACTTGATAAACATTATTTAACGGGATGCGAGAAACCATTACTGAGCTTTTTCCTCCATCAAATATCTCTACATAGTCATTAGCTAAAATAGCGTGACCAATGTAGTGTTCTACAACACCCGTTGCATAATTTATAATGTTTGATAAACGTGCATCTTGTGTAGTAGAAGAGATACTCAAATAATCTTTTACCTGAGCTAGTGTTACATATGGGTATTTACCTAAACCTTCTTCAAAACGATCTACCATTATTATTTCCTTACTTAACAGTTTTTACTGTTTTTATCTCTTTTTTAGGGGCAGCCTTTACAGGTGCTACTTTAGGTGCTGGTTTAGCTACTTTGGGAGCTTCTGGTGCTCCAGGATTAGCTGTCATATCTTCTCCAGCCATGATCCCCTCAATTTCACCAATCCCGTAACCATGTTTTTGTAACCAACGACGAGCTTCTGCGTCTGACATTCCTTTAATTTCGTCCATTTCTTTCTCCTTAAAAACTTAAGGGAGGCGTTGACCGCCTCCCCCAGTGTGCTTCAGTAATTTACTGATTAACTATTAACCAGCGTCAACCACTACTGCGTAGCTGTACTTGCTTGAGTCAAGTGCTGCACTTGAGTTAGTGGTAAGAGCTTTAAAGTCAAAGCGTGTGCTCATGTACATCGCTGTGACCTGCTGGCGTGGTTCGTATTCGCTCTCGATCTCGATACCACGACGCTCGGCAATCATAAAGCCTGGCTTATAGACCAGGATACCAAGATGGTTACCAGTTCCGCCAACGTTATCCATGAACTCAGAGATGGCAATTGGAATACCGTAAACGGCGCCAACTGAACCTGTGAGGTAGGTAGCGTTTGGACCAAACTTGTCAACTGTCTGGAAGTCAGAAGTTGTTACAAGGTTGTTATAACCTTCAATTGAGGTAATAAACACAAGGTCATTACCAAGCTGGAGGCCATACTTACCGAGTGAAGTACGAGCAGATGCGATATCTGATGGGTCAGCTTTATCGTTACCTGAACCTGTTGCAACAGAGAGTGATGCGTCAGAGGCAAGATTTGTCAAACCTTCAATAACAGATGCGTAACCTGTACCTGCGGAGATTGCATTTGTTGGTGAAGCTGTAAAGCCAGTCAACGCGCCAGTTCCGCGAAGGATTGATTTATCGATGGCACGTGCCAAACGACGAGTTGCTGCAGCACGCAAGAAGTCGAGGAGAGGAAGAACTGTATCTTCTTCTTCGTCTTTTGCGAGATGAGTTGAAGCCATGAATTTATGTGGTGTAAACTCAACTGCGCTGATGGTGTTCTGGTTTGATGCAGGAACACGAGTTGCTTCTGCAATACCAGTTGCGAATGTGCCAGAAGCAAACATTGCAACATCACCGTCAGTATCTTCGTCAGCTACTGGTACGCGGAATGTTTTTGCATCCACTGCCATACGCTGGAACATTGGAGCTACAACTAGCTGCTGTTCCATTTCAGTGTAGATGTTCTGTGAGAAGTTGCTCAAGAACTGATCTACTGAGGTAACTGCTTTCATACGTGCACCAAATTTGGTGTCATATGGGTCACGACGATTCAGCATCTTTGAAAGGATAACGGCGTTAGCCATTTCTTTCTCTGAGAACTGCTCGGCACGTGACTGCTCTTGATAATGCATCTTAGAGCGCTGAAGAGCTGAAATCTCTTCTTGATATTTTTCCATCTGAGCTTTAAGTTCTGCAACTTGTTCAGATTCACGTGGTGTGTAGGCTACTTCTGCTTCACCCTTCACCATTGTTTGTTGGTCTTGTGCGTCTGACTCTTTTACGATAGCTTCACCGGTAGCTTTAACCAGTTCTGCAACTTGAGGCTCAGACACTTGAGCACGTGGTGCTTCTTTTTGTGTCTCGATTTCCGCTTCTTTTTTAGCAGCTTCGAGATCAATTGTATCTACGACTTGATCAGCCATGTTGTCTTTCTCCTTTGTAGAAATGTTGTGAAGCTCTTCAGTCAGACTTTCGTTAGAATCTTCTTCTTCACTTTTTTGAGTTTTCTCGACTTGTGAAAGTTCATCTGCGTTCACATTAAGAACATTATCACAGTCATTTCCGTCAGCGTCAATCTCTAAAAACTTAAAGATTGGGCTTTGCTGGGTTGCGACTTTAGCAACCTTATACATTTTTTGTTGGAAATTAACTAAATCTCCATTTTGAAGTTCGCTTGCGTCTGTGGAAAGCAAGTTAACAAACGGGATAGACTCATTAGGATCACGTGCTTCAAACACTTCCTCTTCATCATCCTTTTCCATTTCGTCTTCAATAGCTTCCTCGGCTTCAGCTTTGACTTCAACATCATCAGTTTCAGCTTTTTCTTCAACCGCTTCGTCATCGTCTTTAGTTTCAATGACTTCTTCAGTCTCTGTTTTCACTTCAACTTCCATTTCAGCTGCTTCTTCGATGACTTCTTCAGCCTTCTCTTCTACAGCTTCCTCAGATTTTGAGTTACTCATTGCTTCCTCCTCGGTTGGAGACATTGGACGCTCGTTTACAACTTCGCCCTCCTCCATATTATGAATTGGAACACCCATCATTGTGATGTCGTGTGTATGACCGTCAGCCTCTAACACTACACCTCCAACAATTTTGTGAGCGTGGTTAGCCATATGCGATGCGTATGTGGTAACACCATTGCCACCCTCATCCATTTCCACGGTATGATAGTGACCTTCGCTCACGTCAGTAATTCCAGCTTTAATTTTACGCATCATCTTGATTTCTTGTTCGTCAGCCTCTTTTAGAGACTTTTTAAACTCATTAAATTCATCGTCTGAATCGAATGATTTACGAATTGAAAATAGTGAGTCTTGGTTGCAAGGAACGGATACTACAGAAATTTCAAGAAGTTCAACATCAGTAATCATCATTGAATCATCATCTCTATTGTATTTACC